ACAGGGGCCTTGATAGAACGCTCTGCTGTTTCTGCTATCTGCTGAGTAAGGATTGTCTGTGAATCCATCTCATCATTTAATGTGTTAGCAAAGAAGTCTCCACCAGTCGTAAAGTCTGTTGTACGCTGTACGGCTCTAGCGCCAACGATAGTGATACGGTCTGAACCTGTAGCCGCAACGACTAGAGTAATCGAGCCTGTTCCCAAAGTGGGACTAATCGTAACTGTGTAGTTAGTTGTCAGCGTCAGTAGCGTATCATTCTTATATACGTTAATGTCTGTGTTAGTCAGCACTTCAAATGGAAAGGCGTAAGGGCCAACACCAGCAGAGCCTGTGTAGACTATACGTCTTGCTACGTTACTAATTGGATAATCTGCCATGCTATTTAGCTCCCTGTCCTACGTCTCTAATAATATCTGCTCGTTGTTGTATTCTATCTTGTATCTCTGGTGAGTTAGCATACAATATTTTTCTTGCTTTTGAAAATGACTCTTGAATAAAACTGCTAATCATCCCTTGCTGTCTATACAATGGAAGTGTTTTAATTTCATCTGCAAACTCAACTAATCTTGTCTGCAAGTTTAAGCCTGCTGGGTCATTAGCAATTTGCAACATCTCATTGTATTCTTGTGGCGATAGGTCAACAGTAACACTCAAACCTTTTTCAACTTCATGGCTTAAGTTACGTGTAGGCATTTTAACTTTAGAACCACTCTGAATAATAACTTGGTCAGCTTCATTTTGTTTGCCAGCCTTCATGCGAATAGGCGACCATGAATACTCATACTCTACAGGCTCACCCCATAAGTTTAGCTTCAATGGCAATGTGTTGCTTAGACCTGGTACAGTATTCAATACGTCATTAATACCTTGTCTAACACCTGTTGGCAAGTTGCTTTCAGCATTAGGGTCAATCTTATATTCACGTTGATATGGGTCAGTCTTTTCACGAATAGAGGACACCAAACCACTTAACGGCACTACTGTTCTGCCAGCAAAGTTGACAAGCGATTGACCTAGTGTGTCCATTAATTTAACAGCATCATCTTGGTTAGAACGATATGTCACACCAAGCGCTGATGAGATATTGCTGATACCTTGTAAGAATGGACTCTGCATCATGTAGTCATAAAAGCCATAAGCAAGGCCAGCTCTCATTGCATTGATTTTGCTATTATCGTTTTCGTACTTAACATACTCATGGTAGTTAGCTGCCATTGCCATAAATGCACCAACAGGCTCCATGCCTTGATAGGACACATAAACTTTACCAGAGTAATCACCAGAGCCATAACGGACATCTACTGGCAACTTAGCAAACTCAGCCTTTTGAGTCTCAGTCATATCAGAAAAGTCAAACACTAGACTATATGGTTGCCATCCTTGACGCATCAAAGAATCACGTTGACCTTTATCAGCAGGGCCAGCACCAGTAATCTTTCCATCTGACGCATATCCTGCCATCATCATACCAGCGCCAGTCCCCATCCCAATCTTTGCTAAAGCCAAGTCGCCTTCTTTGCCACCCTTGGCAATGTCTGCACGAATCCTTTTGCTAATAGGAGCTAATGGAGTACGCTCTAAGACTTGAAGATTTAAGTTGACTGGTGTAGTCACAAATGGAATTTGCAACCTAGTCATAAACCCAATAGCTGAGTCATCATTAATTAACTCTTGTGCCTTTTTAGCCCAGCCTTCTAATGGCTTAGTAAACGTTGCCTCTTGTGCTAATGTTTGTAATTCTGCTGGTGGATTATCATAAACACTTTGCACCGCATCATCATATAACTTTTCAGCATCTACTGAATTAGTGCCTGCTTTAACAGCATCGTCGTAGGCTTTAATCCCATTACGTGTTGCCATTGCTTCTAGCTCAAAGCGAAAGTTAATGCCCTTAAAGAATTCATCTGCTGTAAGTAGTGAACGACCTGGCAACGTAGCAACAAAGTTAGTTGCTTTCAAGAATCCTGCCAGAGGGCTATCAGAGTTGTAATCAAAAATCTCTGTTCTTGCTTTAGCTAACTCAATCTTATTTGCATCATTAAGTGTAGATGAATAGCCTTCACGAGCCGCAAATTTAGCCATGTTAAAGCCATCTTGAATTGCTTGAACTGTTCCTGATAACCCAGAAAATACTTCTGAAAAGTAATATTGCTCATCCGCACCAAGCCCTGCTGCCCTGCGAACTGTACCAACACCCGCAGCTCCAATACGTTCTGCTCCACGGATTGGCATCATAATAAAATTGCTTATTGCATTTTTAACATGCGTAGCTGGGCGAGATAAAATGTTATTTACAAAGACTGAGAATGCTTTATCTTTCCATCCACCAGTAGCAGTAGCGTCAATTAATGCAGCACGTTTAGCGGCATCAGTTTGGCTTAAGAACGCATCAGCGAACTTACGCAAATCAGAGCCTGTCATCAAGCCAGCCGTTGCTTCCTCAAGGTCAATAAACCCTTCACGCGGAATACGCATCACAGCTAATGATTGAGCTACATTAGTTTGATAGCCTTTAACACTACGCTGAATTAAACTATGGAATGAAATAGTTTGCATTGCCTCAAGCTCATCTGCTGGCGTAATAGATGTTGGATTATCTCTAAACCTAGTGAGCAATTCTTGTAGGTGATTGGCACTAGACTTTTGAGCTTCTAATGCCATATATGTATTTTTAGGGTCAACAGTTAAAGTGCCATTTGTCAGCTTGGTAATGAATGTGTCATCCATGCCAGCAGATTTAGCAGAGGCAATTACATCTTCAAATGTAATATTGCTTGTCTTAATATTAGATGTTTCAGCAACAGACTTAACAATTGCCTGAAGGTCAGTTTTTTCTGAAATTAATGGTAAGTTAAATCCCTGTTTTTTAGCAGTTAAATCTTCTGGCAAAGTAGACTCAAGGACTTGTATATTTTTGTCTACTTGAGCTTGTAGCTCATCAACCGTAACTTGCGGTTCTTCATTAATCTTTTGTTGAATCTTGCCTGCTTTAGTTGCTTCTGCTTTTGTGCCAAGACCAGACCTCTCAGCACCAATTGCCAATTCTTTAACTTGTTCTCCAGCAGTCTTAACTGTTGGCATTGCATTAGTTTGCTTTACTTCTCTAGCAATTGTTTTACCAAGCGAGCCGCCAACTTGTTCACCAACTTTTTCTAGTTTCTTTCCTATAAACTTTTTAGCAATGCTTCCAAGCCCAGCAACTTTTTCAGACTCGCCAGTAAAGACTGAATCTGTTTCCGTTAATGGCAATGACTGTTCAGTAACAGAAGGCTCTAAGCCTACAGCGCCTGTCAGTTGGTCAATATTTGCATTAATGTTTGGGTCAATCATTACTTAGCCTTTTCCTTTGATGCTTCTGGAGCAGATATTGTAGCAGTTCCTACAGCGACTTTTGCTTTATTTCTTAATGCTGCCTTGCCCATTGCTGTCACGCCTTTTTCAATTACCTTGCCTGCTGTACCGAGTAAAGCAAGTTCACCAGCCGCACCTCTAAACTCTGGTTTCAAAGTAGTAGCAGAGCCAGTTCCTGTTGTCATGCTCATTCCACTACCGAGTGTTCTTAGTGCGCCTGACACGCCTTTATCTACTGGCAATAAGTCACGTAATGATAAGTCAACTCCACCAATATTAATAGAGCCTAAACTTTCTAGGAAAGTAGCCGCTTGTTCTAAATTAATGCCAGCAATGTCAAGTCCTTTTTGATAAGCATTTTGCGGAATGTTCTGTATTGTAGGCTTGTTCTCTGCAAACACTTTCTCTACTACAGATGGCTCAGGCATTACATCTGCATATAGATGTGCGTCATATTCATCGCCATATAACTGTTCTAATGTTTTCATAGTGAACTTCCTGATAATCCAGTAACTGCTTTAGCTGCTTTGTAGCTATCATATTGACGTTTTAATTTTGCTTTCTCATCTTTTCCTAATCCAAATTTTTGAGCAAATCCTTCTGGAGTCATTGTGTCAGGATTAAACGTTGGAAAACTTTTTTGCATTGAACCGAACACAGATTTTTGAGATGACTTGTTTGTCTCAAATGCTTCTGTTTTAGGATATTGTCTAATTGCTTCTTTAGCTGCATCATTAGGACTATATTTCAATGTGCCATCAAGATTAGTTTGAGTTTTTAAATCATCATAAATATCAGTAATTTTTTGAATTCTTGCTGCTGTTGGAATATCAATAGCCGCCATTGGGTCTTCTGCTGCACCAGCCGCAACTCTAATCTGAGCCTTGTTATTAGCAACCACTTTGCTTGACATCGTAACAATAAGGTCAGCGCGTTGTTTCCTAGTTAAAGTAGGATAAAGAGAATTTAATTGAGATTCATTAGTAATCCGACCATAGATAATATCAGCTTGAGCATGTGCTGCATCTAGTGGATTGCCTTTAGCTTCATCATCACTCTTAGGATTTAATACGCTGTCTAATGTTGATTGAGTAATTACGTTTCTAACAAATAAATCTTTAGCTAATAAACGTTTGTCTTTACTATTATCTGGTAGCTCATATAACCTAATTACATCTTTATCATCTTTTTCTTTATTCTGAATCTTGATATAACTCTCTTGTTGTTTTGTAGCATTAATTACATCACTCCAAGCAAGCAATGAGTTTTGGCGTACTTTCTTTTGTTCTTCTTGTGTCAACGAATTATACAAAGGAGTTGCATCTCCAAAGTCACCAGCACGAATCTTTTGTGCAGCACCTACAATATCTGATGCATATTTTGAGGATGTAGCAACTTCTGTAAAATGATTTAACTTGATAGCATCAAACTCTGTTAAAAACTTATTAGCTTGCTGTTGTGCAAAATCAGTTCCACCTTCACGTGCTTGCTCATATACGTTTTTAAATTGAAGGTTTTTATATTCTTCAAGAATTGCTGGGTCAGTCACAGTATTTAACATTGACTTTGTAGCTTTTAAGCTATTGTCAAAATTAACTTGAGATAGTATTTGTTGGTCATTACGATAATCAGACTCTAATTTTTTTGCTGCTTCTTTATAGAAAGAATGAGCAGTAGCTGCCATAGACTGTTTAAATCTAACAGCAGACTCTGGATTAATTCCTATTAATGGCTTTTCATATCCAGTAATAGCAGATTCAAATTTCTGCTTAATATCTTGCATATTATTAAGCTGTCCAGTATTAACCTGAGACATAATATCTGACAATGCAGATTGACCATGCACTTCTAATTGAGCACGTAATTGCTCACCTTGCATTTTACGGAGAGTCTTTTCAAAGATAGCACCACCGCCAGATGCAGTAATTAAATCATTTGCACTAATTCCAGACTCTTGTGCTTGTTTAATTTGCTCAAGTGTAATTGGATTATCAACAGAAAATTGCTCTGCTTGAGTTTCTGCATTAGTTGCTGCTTCTTTATATGCAAATTGAGATAGCTTATCTAGCGCACTAGACATGCTTTGAGATGCTTTAAAGCTTTCACGAACATTAGCAAAGTCTAGCTGTGGAACATCAGCAAAGACACGGCCTGTTTGTTGGTATCTTGGTAATTCAGCCATTATGCTATGTATCCTTTAGGCGCAGTATATACTGATGGAACTCTTGATGTTGTTGCAACGCGTCCTGGTGCTGTTTGCCCATACATATATGCAGCAGTTCCAATCTTAGCAAATGCGTCAAAGTAAGAGCCAGTAATAGCTTGGTCAGCAGCCTCTGTAAGCATATTTGCTTGAATATCACCAAATGACTGTGCAGTCTTAGCGCCTTCTTGTAGTACGCCAATATCTTTACCTGCCCGCTTTTCATTAACATTTTGAGTTAATGCTGCGGAACCAGAGAATCCTGATACTCCACCAGAAAACCCTTTTGCTGCTGCGGCTGCATTTGTTTGTAGTAATCTATCTAACACAGAGTTAGCTTGTTGCTCATATTGTAACGCATCACGCTCTGACTTTAATTTAGCTTGTTGCGCTTGCAACTTATACATCTCAGATTGTTGCTTGCCTTGTTGAATAGAGCCAACCGCAGACAATAAAGATGACCCTGCTGCGATGTATGGCGCTGCTGTAGATACTGCTGCTGTGACTGCTGCCCATGTCATAATTAAGTTCCTTGATGTACTGCTACTTTATACTCCATCCCAAGTAAAGTAAACTTGAGAGGATAAGTCTGTGTAATTGTAATCTTTGCTTCATTGCTATAACCAAGAATACCATTAAGTGTTTTAGTGCCAGTAAACTCAGGAACATCTGTATCTAATATACCAGCCGTATCAAATGCTCTAAATGGAACTTCAATTCCATTAATCTTCATATGCTGAGTTTCTAACACTAGCGCATTAACTTCTACAATCCGCTTCTTGAAACCAACTCTTGTGCCAGTTTGTAACTTAATATCAACAGGCATTGTTCTAGCTTCAACACTAATAGGCAATCCTACCTCATAGCTTGCAGTAGATGCTCTAGGAAGCGTTACAGAGCCACCAGACGCGACAACTTTGTCAGCTTGAACCAATCCATCAAGTAAAAGATTTACAGTCTTAGCAGCTAAATGCGGAGCTGATAATGACGATACTGCTCCACCTGTTTTAGCACAGTCAGTTAATAAGTTATTTTCAAACTTCTCTACATAATATTGAACAGTACCATTAATTGTACGTTTAACAACGCTATAAATATCAGTAATATCAATACCAACATCTAAGAACTCACCACCATTAGTAATGAACTCTGATGGAGCAATAACATTTTCAACTCGCAACAATGAGTACGCAGCCATTGTTCCATCTGTACCATTAACGATAAATAGCAAGTCATTCTCATCTGTATCAACAGCCTTACGCAATGCCATGCGTTTTGGGCCTTTAAGCAAATGGCCTGATAACAATGAAATTTTGCTAGTAATGTACGTAAGTTGCGTATCACTAAAGGCTACTTCACTCAATGATTTGCCTTGGCGTTGAACAAACATTGTTCCCGCATCTAACAATTGCACACGAACGCCTGGCTTACTTCCATTGCGCCCTGCTGTATTTACAAAGAATGATGTAGGAGTAATTGGCTCTAGGCCTTGTTGTGGAACGTAGAACTCACCGCCTGTTGTAAAGATTTGTAAGTCACGACCAGAAATAATATCAGTAATCGCGTTAAATGTATTGGTATCTAATGTTGCTTCTACAGCATCATCAGCAAAGCCTTCTGACGCTTCAAAGTCAAAGAATTGCCCTACACGACTTCCCCAAATAGTTGATGGTCTAGTTTTGCTACCACCAAAATATAATCGTCCTTGATGGAAAGTTACTGTTCTAGGATACCCTCTAGTTGCTGACCAAACTGATTCATACCCACTTTCAATTTCCCAGTTTCCTGTAGCAATTGCAGTCGTATCAAAGAATGGAAATTCTGTTACAGCATTAACTACTGTTGCACTTACAAATTGCACAATCTTAGCTCTACCTTGTGGCGTAGCGTTAATGTATTGACCGACATGGCCTGAGTTAAACACAGCAGATGAAGCAGTAAGTGTAACCTTACCAGTTACAGCAGATGGAGTTAATGTTCCTGCTGGATTGTTATAGGCTAATGTAAAAGCATACTTTGCTACGCTATCAAATGTAATAGTTGAAGCAGTCCATGCTGAATCACTTGCGCCTCGCACAATTTTTACTGGGGCTAAGTCTTGATGAACTGCAATTAATGTGTCAGCAGATTGCGTCCAGCACAATTCGTTTAACATAGCTGACGTAATAGTTGTTGTTAAGTAAGGATTGCCTGAGCCATTAATGTTGGTAATTAATGCGCCAGCCTTAAAAATATACATGCGGTTATGCACAAAACATAACATGTAACTGTCTGATGTAGAAAACTCAAATGGAACTAAACGAACGCCATTGCCCGCAGATTCTGTTCCTGAGTTTGGTAAAGAGTAAAGATACCGTGTACCACTACGACGAGTAATACCACCTTGAGGTTGACATACAATATTAGTTGCTTTCTCTAAAGCATTGCCGTATGACTTCAAATCATTACGTGCGCGGATAAGAGGGTCTAGCTCACCAGCCGTGAAGTTCGTTTGCATTGTAACAAAACGAGCCATTTACTATCCTCTTACAGAAATGAGTGAAAAGTCTTTGATGCTATTTGCTGGTTGATTCTGACCATCAATATTCATAGCAGTACGCATATAACCGCCACGACCATTCTCACCAGGAGAACCAACAGCTACGCCTTGCCAATATGCAGCCTTTTCTGTTTGGTCAGTAATAGGAATCGAGATATGCCATGCTACTAAGTATTTAAGAAGCTGAATAAACCATACAGGCATCTCAGTCTCAGGCGTGTAGTATTGATAATCAACGTACACGATTGTTTCATTGGTAAGTAACTTATCACCCATAATACGATAGTTGACCATTGGCATTTCATTAAGGCCATTAGATGAATATACAGCGCGTGGTGCACCTAGCCTATCAGAAGGCATTTGATATTCATACTTGTATTCGTTTACTGGGGTAGTGACTAATTGCGCAAGTTGCGTCTTTTTGAATGAAAAGCTCCAAGGGTAAATCATTAGAGCTTGGTCACGAATGTCTGGGTATAGGCGGTCACAAATAGAGGCTTCGTCTGTGCCTTCGGTAAAAGATGAGATTGGCTTTGCCCCTAGCATTAGCAATGCGTCAGAACAGATTGAAACTCCAGAATCACCAGATGCCATATTATCCTCTACATATAATAAAAGCTACCCCACCTTTTGAGCAGGGTAGCTAGTTTTAATACTGATTAGTCAGTATTTGTTGCACTTACAGTTGTACCATCTGCAATATCCACAACACCAGAAGCATTAGCACGAACATAAGAAAGCACTAATGATGGAGTAGTTGTATCATATACAAAAATTACATCGCCAATAGAAAGCATTGTTGACAAAGAATTAAAGTAACCAGATGTGTTTACAGTTGCTTGAGTATCAGCAGTTTTGTAAGAGTAGATGCTTGGAGCATTGCCACCTTTAGAAGCTGCGATTGTTGAAAAACCAGTTGCTGAATAAGCCATTATCTATTCTCCTCTTAAGATTCGCGAGCAACGATAGACACAATACCTTCTGCGTCGATAGTAGTTGCGCCAGCAGAGAACATAGATGCAACCAAGAATGATGTTTTTTCTGGGATGTAATTAATTTCTGTTTTTGGAGCAATACCTTCGCCATAGCCGATTGCATCTTTGTGGAACGCAAAACATGTACGGTCAAGTGAACCATCAATTGCCAATCCACCTTCTGCACGGTCACCTAATACATGGAATTGGAAGCCCAAGAATGTATCAAGTTCGCCAGCAACAAGTGCTTTAACAGTATTAAAGTCAGAGCTAGTTACAGCAGTTTCTGACAACAATGATTGTAAGCCATTTGAGTGGATAACAATGTGGCGGTCTGTTGGTGGAACGTTGTTTTTGTCCATCAAGCCTTTAGCTTGACGAAGTTTAGCTACGTTCATGTTAGTGTCAGTACCACCAATGTCATTGCTAACTGTTAGTGATGTGCCTGAGTTTGCCAATGCGCTTAATACCAATTGGTCTTGACGACGACCAATAGCATTACCTAGCACTTGAACAAGCTCTGAACGCTCATCAAAGTTTACTTTTGCTTGTGAGAAAATGTCGCTGTATTCAGCAGCAATCCAATCTTCCAAGTTTAATGTAACGCTAGAAAAACCAACGTTTAATGGTGTAACATCTGTTTGGCCAATACGAGGTGTAGCAACGCCACGACCTACTTTGGGGAATTTTACTACAGAACCTTCAACTCCACGACGCTGACGTACAGCACCTACCAACATTGCTTTACCTTGGTATGCTTGTTTAACTTCTGCGTCAAAGAGGGTTACAAAAGCATTTGACAATGCAATACTCATTTTGTATCTCCTGATAACGAATTAAAATAAAGTTTTGTGCTGTGGTGTGCCGTCAGATAACGGGCCGTTGCTTGCTATTTACGTCAGCCATTCGTCAAGTTTACTTGAATTACGGGTCACAATGTGATATGCCGTATGCGCTTTATACCATACCTAATAAATAAATACAATAGACTTTGTTAGTTTAATTAAAAATATTTATTAAGCAGGCAAAAAAATACCCACCGAAGTGGGTAAAAGTCTATCGGAGATTATGCTTAACCGAATACTTGATTAAACATACGTTCTACTTTAGCACGATAAGATGGGTCTGTCTTGTATTTCGGGTCTCCAACCATTGACATTAATTCTTCTTTAGATGGTGCGCCATCTACAGGAGCCGATTGTGTTGGAATACGACCTTCATAAGACTCAC